CTTAACGAGCCCGAGAAGTGGGACCACCTGGTACTGCCCATGCGCTTCGAGCGCGAGCACACCAAGACGACTTCCATAGGCTGGAAGGACCCGAGGACCCGCGAGGGACAGCTGCTGCACCCGGCGCGCCTGGACGACGCGGCGGTCACGTCGCTCGAGAAGACCATGGGCGACTACCACGCCCAGGCCCAGCTGCAGCAGCGCCCCGACAAGGCCGGCGGCCTGCAGTTCAAGGTCGAGAAGCTCAAGTTCGTGGCGGCCGCGCCCAACGGCGTTCGCTGGGTCCGCGGCTGGGACTTCGCCGGCACCGAGGACGCGAAGAAGGGCAAGACTGAGTCGACGCAAGCCTACACGGCGGCCGTGAAGATCGGCTACGACCCCTCCACCAAGGAGTGGTACGTCGGGCACGCGTGGCGCGAGCGCATCGACGCGGGCGTGCTCGTGGACAACATCAAGCTCATGACGAAGGCCGACGGCACCGGGGTCGAGGTGGACTTCCCCCAGGACCCGGGCCAGGCCGGCAAGCAGCAGGCCATCTACATCGCCAAGGAGCTGGCAGGCTACCCGGTGTCGTACTCGACCGAGACCGGCGACAAGGCGACGCGGGCCACGCCGTTCAGCAGCCAGGTCAACGCCGGCAACGTGTCGCTGGTCGTGGGCGACTGGAACGCCGCGTACGTCGAGGAGCTGCGAGGCTTCCCAGGCGCGGCGATCAAGGACCAGGTCGACGCCAGCAGCCGGGCGTTCAACAAGATCATCGGCATCGGCAGCAACACGTCGATGCTGGACTGGGTGAAGGGCGAGGTGGACAAGCTCGCCGCAGCCCAGGCAGAGCGGCAGCGCGACGCGGGCCGTGAGACGGAGCTGGAAGCAGGAACGAACTTCGCGGCCTTCGTGGCCCAACGCAGGTAACCAAGGAGCAGCAGCCATGACCGCACCCAACACCAACGTGCTGATGCACGCCCCAGCCGCCGGAAAGGTCGGCGCCGTCCACATGATCCCCGGCACGGGCAGGTCCTACACGGCCACGCCCGGCGCGCCCGTCTCCGTCCCGTACGCCGACTCGGTCGTGCTCGAGGCTAACGGCTGGTTCCGCCCCGGCGGCAGCGGGTACTCAGGCACCACGGCGCAGCGGCCCACGACCGGGCTCGTCGCCGGCCAGACGCAGTACAACGACACCACGGTCGGCGCGATGATTTTCTGGGACGGCAAGGCCTGGCGCCACCAGACGACGGGCGCGAGCGTCTGACCCAGCAACCCGACGGAGAACGAACGTGGCGCTAACGCCCCTGGAACAGAAGCTCGCGAACGCCCTGGCAGACACGCTGTCCAAGAGCGGCGTCGCCACGACCCCCGGCACCGTCGGCGAGGCCGGTCCGTCCCCGCAGCCCAAGCGCGGCATCTACGAGCGGGCCAAGCAGGCGCTGCTGTACACCGTCGCCGACGTCGTGCCCGCCACGTGGTTCAGCCCGAACCAGCCGCTGCTGCCGATCAGCCAGGAGTCAGGCGGCCGGCAGTGGGACTACCCCGTCGGCTACAACCTGCGCATCACGCCGCGCCAGAACGAGCCCGTGGGGTTCTTCGAGCTGCGCATGCTGGCCGACAGCTACGACCTGCTGCGCCTCCTCATAGAGACGCGCAAGGACCAGCTGGCCAAGGTCAAGTGGGCGATCGTGCCGGTGGACGAGAAGAAGTCCAAGGACATAGACAACGACCCGCGGGCCCAGGAGGTCGAGGCGTTCCTGCGGCTGCCGGACCGCCGCCACACCTGGCAGCAGTGGCTGCGTATGCTGCTCGAGGAGATGCTCGTCATCGACGCGGCCACCGTGTTCCCGCGCTTCGACCGCGGCGGCAAGCCGTTCTCGCTGGACCTCATCGACGGCTCGCTGGTCAAGCCGGTGATCGACAGCTTCGGCCGGCCGCCCGAGCCGCCCAGCGTCGCGTACCAGCAGATCATCAAGGGCGTCCCCGCGGCCGACTTCACGCTGGACCAGCTGCTGTACATGCCGCGGAACAGGCGCGTGTCCAAGGTCTACGGCTACTCGCCGGTCGAGCAGATCACCATGACGGTGAACATCGCGCTGCGCCGCCAGATCTTCCAGCTGCAGTACTACACCGAGGGCTCGATCCCTGACCTCATCATGACGACGCCGGAGAACTGGACGCCGTCGCAGATCCGCGAGTTCGACGAGAACTGGAACGTCATGCTGCGCGGCGACACCGCCAACCGCCGCGGCGCCAAGTGGGTGCCGCACGGGACCGAGGCCGTCAACACCAAGGAGGCCGCGCTGAAGGACGAGTACGACGAGTGGCTGGCCCGCGTGTGCTGCTTCGCGTTCTCGATCAATCCGCAGCCGTTCGTCAAGCAGATGAACCGCGCCACCGCCGAGACCGCGCAGCAGGCGGCCATGCAGGAGGGCCTCGTCCCGCTGATGCAGTGGGTCGAGGACATCATGAACATCATCATCTGGCGCTACTTCGGCTACCTCGACCTGCGGTTCGGCTGGCAGGACGAGGAGGAGATCGACCCGAGCGTGCAGAGCCAGATCGACGACCGCAACGTAAAGAACGGCACCAGCTCGGTCGACGAGATCCGCGTCAAGCGCGGCGACGAGCCGATCGGCATGGGCCCGGCGGTCTACACCCAGAACGGCCCCATCCTGGTCGCCGACCTGCTGGCCGGCACGGTCGGCCCCGCGGCGGCGCAGGCGCAGAGCGAGCAGGCGCAGGCCAACAGCCACGAGGTCGCGCTGGAGACCGCCAGGAACCCGCCGCCTGCCGCGGGCGCGGACGACGAGGGCAAGCCGCTGCAGTCGGCCGTCAGGGGCAAGAAGGGCACGAGCGCCGTCGCGACGCCCAAGTCCAGCGGCAAGGCAGGCGCGGACGCCAGCAAGCAGACCAAGAAGTCCAAGGCCCAGGCCCAGGTCGAGAAGCTCGCCAAGTCCGGCCGCGCGCCCGTCGCGCTCTCCACCGAGCGCAAGCCGGTCGTCGCCATGCGCTCGGCCTACGAGTCGCAGGTGCTGGACTTCCTGGCTAAGATGGCCAAGGTCTACGGCGACGCGGTCGCGGACGGGATGCCGGCCGCGAAGCTCTCCAAGGCCGACTGGACGGACCCCGACTCGGACGACCCGTACGGCGACGAGGCCGACCGCATCCTGGACAAGGTCGAGACGGACGGCTGGACGGAGTTCACCAACTTCAGCGCCAAGGCCATGGACCAGGCCGTCGGCGAGGGCGGGCTGACAGCGCTGGCCAACGTCGGCATCGGCAGCCCGGACCTGGACATGGTGTCGCAGGTCGACGGCCGCGCGGTCGAGTACTCGCAGGCACGGTCCGCCGAGCTGGTTGGCATGACCCGCGGCGCGGACGGCGCGCTGGTGCCCAACCCCAACCCCGCCTACTCGATCAGCGACACGACGCGCACGATGCTGCGGTCGACGGTCGCCGAGGGCGTGGAGAAGGGCTGGAGCAGCGGCCAGATGAAGGCGGCCATCGCCGAGAACTACGCCTTCAGCCCGGCGCGCGCCAAGATGATCGCCCGCACCGAGATCAACGCCGCGTCGGTCAACGGCAACCTGGCCGGCTACGTCGCGTCTGGCGTGGTCGAGGGCAAGCAGTGGATACTCGGCGACCTGCACGGCATCAGCGACCCCTGCGACCTGAACGCGGACGACGGCCCCATCGGCCTGCTCGAGCCTTTCAGCTCGGGGGACCAGGCGCCGCCGCAGCACCCTAACTGCACCTGCTCGGTCCTGCCGGTGCTGACGCTGCCAAAGGGAGACTGACATGACTAAGGACGGCGCGCTGGAAGCAATCAGGAAGTCGCAGTCTTCGGCCCTCAGCACCGGCAGCCTCGGGCAGCTGAGGAAGTGGGCGGACCGCAGCGGCAACGACAGCCACGGCAGGTTCGACCCGGCCGGCGCCAAGGGCCTGGACCAGCCCAAGGCGGCGCAGCCCCAGGGACAGGCCGCGCAGCCCCTGTCGCACGCCGCGGAGTCGCAGCACGGGGCGCCGCAGCAGAAGGCCAAGGAAGCGCAGCACGGAAAGAGGGGAGCACCGAAATGAAGAGCACAGGCATCTACGTCGGCTTCGGCAAGGTCGAGGACAACGACGACGGCACCATCACGGTGACCGGCATCGCGTCGACCGCCGACCCGGACAACGAGGGCGAGACCGTCCTGCCGTCGGCCATGGAGGCGGCGCTGCCGGACTACATGCGCTTCGGCGCCATCCGCGAGATGCACCAGGCCACGACCGCGGCAGGCACGGCGCTCTCCGCCAAGATCGACGACGAGGGGGTGACGCACCTGTCCTGCCTCGTCGTGGACGACGACGCCATCAAGAAGGTGAAGACTGGCGTCTACAAGGGCTTCAGCATCGGCGGGAAGGTGCTGGGGCGAGACCCGATGGACAAGACTGTCATCACGGACATCAAGCTCACGGAGATCTCTCTCGTGGACCGTCCGTGCAACCCCGAGGCAGTCATCAACATGTGGAAGGTTGACATGAGCGAAAAGACCGCGGCTGCGCCTGCAGCTTCCGAGGAGGGCGCGGTCGACGCGCTCGCCGACATCATCAACAAGGGCGAGATGACCCCTGGCGACATCGTCGAGCTGGTCAAGGCGGCGAAGGCCGCGCAGTCCGCCAAGAACCCGGACCGCAACGCGACCAGCGGCGCGGCGGCAGGCGCAGACGACCCGGACAACGACAAGGACGTCTTCTGCAAGAAGGACTACAGCGACGACGACCGGAAGACGATGGCCGCCAGCGGCGAGGCCATGCCTGACGGCAGCTTTCCCATCAAGACGAAGAAGGACGTCGAGAACGCCGTGAAGCTCGCGCCGATGGCGTCGGACAAGGACGCGGCGAAGAAGCACATCAAGACGCGCGCCAAGGCGCTCGGCGCCGAGGACAAGCTCCCCGACGACTGGAAGAAGGACGCCGCCAAGGCCGACACCGACGCCAGCATCGCCGCGGACGACGGCAAGGGCGAGCCCGACGAGGCGAAGAAGGCGGCCGCCGCGAAGGCCCTGGCGAAGGCCGGCAGCAATGACGGCGTCGACACCTCGGTGCAGAACACCGGCGTGGCTGACGTGAAGAACGCCGACACGCCGATGCTGCCG